CTTTTAGTCGGGTTTAACTTGTCCACCAAGTTCTTCTATTGCCAAAGTAACACATTCCGCGTAGTCGTCCATGCCACTAAGTTGGAAATCAATAAGCATGTTCCGTAAACCGCGCACAAGGTGATCATCACGATGTTTACGTGGCACATGATTCGGTCGCGCAATTTCATCTAGCAAGTTAAACACAGTCATTTGGTGTTTCATCATCGGGTTGCTGTCCATAATCATTTGTCGGGTTTCCTCGCTTAATTCGCCTTGATTCCATGCAACGCCTTCGCTCATTTTGTGCTCCATGGATTCCATCCGGATCGGTTCCAGATCACTAGGCCTGCACGTAAATTAGTTTCAGGGTCTAACAAGGATTTGCAACTTGTGACGATGCCGTTGGTTTGAAGATAGGAGTTTTTGCCTCGGCACCAAAAGCCATTAATCTGTAGCAGGCCGTAGGAGCCACCCATAGGATCGGTGCGGTTCCATGCTGATGGGTTGGCGTGGGATTCGCGTTCGATGATCTTTGCCAGTTGGTTGTATTCGCCAACAGGCCAACCGAGGTTTATTGCCAGCTGCGTGAACTGGACAGCCGGCGTGGCATATGGATCAATGACCATGATCGGCTCGGTGGTCGTCGTGGTCGGTTCAATGAGGTATGGCTGAACGCTGATAGGTGCTTTAGGCATAATGCCAGAAGCCTCTGATTGGGCATTTGGAGCCCCTAGGAGCGACGCAAATCCCCAAATAGCAGTAATGAAGCCTGCGATGAGTTTGGGTGCGGTTAGTTGCATATTGAATATCCTTTCGTCGGGTACATCGACCCTAGACAGCCTGGTCGGCTATTGCAAGGATTTCGTTTTTTTCCAAGCCTGTACTGCGTCTGGGATGACATCAGCATTGAAAACGTTCACATGCCATGGCTCGCTGTCAAGTTCCCAGCTGAACCCGTATTCGAGTGCGGTCTCTGCCATGAACGCAAATCGCTCGCCTGATGCCTCGGACACGTCAACCGAAATTCCCCAATTGTGGTGTGATGATCCGGGTTGCGCGATGGGTGCTTTGCCGGGTTTCAAATACCAATTTTGACCCTTATAGACGCGAGGCTTAACCCCTGCGATGGGTGCGGTGGTCATGCGATCGTTCCACGCAATGATCTGGGTGGCAAGTGATCTATAGCAGTCGTTGGCGCTGGTTGGCTTGAATGTTTTGATGCCTTCGGCAAATGCTCGATCGCGCCAAGCCATCCAACAGTCCGCAGCTGCATACAACAATTTTCCGTAAGGCTTTACCTCGACAAGCATGTTGTTTGGTAGTTCGCCTGCCTGACAATGCGCGACGATGCGCGGCAAAATGACTTTACGCTTGTGGGGTACTGTCACGCCCGAAACCTTTATCATTCGGATTTACCCAGCGCATCAGCGGTGGAATGATGCCGGCAACAGCGCCTTTGACATAGTTCATTGGTTCCATGGTGCCAGTCGAATAGACCGCTACGAGTGCGCCAACAGCTGAACGTGCGTAACTGGCGAGCATTGCTTTGTCTTTGTCTTTCATTTGTGGCCTTCCATGTGTGAATCGATTTTTTGTTCTATTCGACCCAAGGCTGTGTGTACTTGCCCGTGGTCTTTTTTGTTGTCGCTGCCGATTTTGCCAATGAGCGCCACCAATACAAGGAAGCCACCACTGACAAGAGCCACCACAATTTGAGTGTCCACTTGATCACGAAAACAGTGCAGCAATTTCTTCGGCGGTTAACCCAAGTTTTGCAAGAGTTTCGGCTTTTAATTTTGCACGAATGGCATCAATTTTGGCTTGTTCTTTACCGTCAGCATAATGAGCGTCTAAAGCTGCTTTTTCGTCAGGATTTGCTTCTTTAATTTCGTTATCTATTTGAATTAAATAAGTCATAATTTTCCTAACTGTTGGAGTATCCAAATACTCGAATTGTTCCACCTGTGAGCGTTGCACCTGAAATTGCTGCAATTGTAAAGCCTGTATAACTGGTGGCTAGTTGGTGTTGGCCGCCAATAACACCTGACGACAAATAACCGTTAAATGTTCCAGACCAATTTGTGTAAGCGGCGGCAAACGGATTGAAAATGTTCATTGCAATGTTTCCTGCTTTGTTAGCGTCAGTTATACCTATATAGGCGCTTGCAGCATTGCTTCTGTTGAGGTCGGTTACTGCTCCGGTGCTCGTTAAACCGTAAACCGCGTTTGAATAATATGATGCGGTGGATCCTGTCATGATAAATGTGATCGCTTGATCGTTTGCGGACCAAGTGCAGTTTGACATGGTTATCAAATAATTGTCGTATGTTGCACTGAAAGCGCTTGAAACGGCTACAGATGAAACGCCTGTTCCAATTGCTTGAGATATTACAAGCGTTAATGCGCCAGACGTGTTTGTTACCCATGCTGAACCGTTGTAATACTGTGTGGCGTTAGTTGCTTCAATAAAGCAGTATTGACCTTGAGCGAGAGCTTTGTTTGATCCACCGAAAGCTGCGTCACGGGTTGTCGTCGTGGCGAAAACTGGTATTCCGGTATTAATTTGATTTTGTTGTGCAGCGGTCAAGACCTGTGACGCGGTGAATGTTGGAACTGCGGTTTGTGCGTTTGCTCCCATAAGTGCTCCTTATCCTAGGACATTGGTTGAGTCGAGTGTGCCATATACAGGATCATTCAAGATGAGCTGATAGACGATGGTTGTTGGGCTTGTGTAATAGGTGACTGCGTGGCCTGTTGAGAAATTGATGTTGTGGGCAATGCCTTCAACGGCGCTGGATTGGCTCATTTGGTAGTTTGTGGATGGCCCAGTTTTAATGTTTTTTTGGATGGTAATTACTTGTCCAATATCGACGCTCACCGCCGAGTCTTTTAGTGCGTTGGTTGGCATCATCGGTAAGGTCGTATCTAGTTCGTTAAATCGCGCTGTCGGGTTTCCGACTACTAGATAATTGGCGAGTGTTAAAGCTGCCGAGTCGGCGTGTAAAAGGCTGTCGGTAATTGATTGGGATTGGATCAGGTATTTTGCTTGGCTCGCTGTGTTATTTGCGACCTGTGGGCTTGAAGATCCTGCGATGGTGACGCTTGCACGGTTACACACCTGATCACCTTGAAATGAAATACTAACTCCGTTATATGGTGCGGTACCTGCAGCGCCATCATCATGGAAATCAATCACTGATGTGCCGAGAGTGTTGCCGATCCTGTTTTGAAATGTGAACACGCCTTTGCCGGAGGAGTTGCCTCGACTAATGAAAATGCGTCCTTGTTCGGCTTGATTGATTTTGTTGGCATATGCGGCAACCGATGTGCCGTTCGCAACGGTGTATGCAGCTGAACCGCCAAGGGTCACGGTGCCAGTAGCAATGTTGCGTGTCGTTGCCGGATAGGCGACTTCGGTTTTGTCCAACAAATTTGATACTCGAGTGCCTGATATTTCTTCTGACGGGTTCCATGCAGAAAGTTGGGTCTGGGCAAGAATATAGAAATCGTCTGCGCATGACACGTTTACGGTGTCAATGCCTCCGAGGTTAAACGTGTAGTCATAGTTAACGATGTACCCGCAGAAAAGATATTGCAAAGTGTTTGTGCTGTCATATCGTCCGAACCGCACTTTGCGCAATGGTGCAAGACCAGGCTGATTGTTGGTCGGATCATAGTAAGGCGATGATGTATCAAACGGGTTGAAAATCATTGACGTGTATTTACTATCGGTTAGCACGAAGCCCATGTGCCCATGGGTGAATTGGTCGCCGATATCTTTGCGACCGCGCATAATGTCAACGCTCAACACGCCAGCGGTAATGTCCGCATAAGTAACGCCCGGGCCGAGTGTGTAAGTCGTATTATTTAATACGCCTTTTGTGGTGTCGTTTAACGTGAACGATCCCCAGTCGTAACCCGTGTCTACTTCGAGGACATAGTTACCGGACGCGACGACAGCTGTGCCGGGCATCAGGCATACCCAGTGACCGCAATAGACGCTGCGCCTTGTTGACGGTTGAATGCTCGAAGCGCGTTAACGACTGCTTGACCGATTTCGGCTGATGTGGAGAAACCGCCGTTTACGTTGACGGTGACGTTGCCCATGCCACCACCGCGACCGAGTGGAACGACGGCTTCTGGGCCTGATTCGCCGATAAGCGCCAATGTTGGGCTATCCACGATGCCACCGTTTGCAAGCATCGGAATATCTGGCACATCAAATCCGTTGCCACCGATACCCGGCACCCATGACGGGATGCTGAAATGAAGTTTGCCGATGGTGTTATTCCACAGTTTTGCGATGGTGTTGAAAATTGTTTTGTAGACGCTTAAGACTGCCTCGACATAATTGGTTATGAATCCGACGCTGGTTGTGACCGCGGTTTTGATGAAACTGAACACGGTGTCCACGATCATGCGAACAGACTCAAATTTTGTGTACAGCAATGCGAGAACGGCGATGAATGCGATGATGCCAAGGATGACCAGTGTGATCGGGTTGGCGTCAAGTAGCGCGTTCCAGATTGCCGTCAGACCGTTTGTAATGGCTTGTGTTGCGTTGTAAATCTTGAGTGCAGCATTGACAGCCAAAACCGCTACGGCGATGCCTCCGATGACTCCACCGATAATGAGAAATGCGGTCGTGTGTTCTTGTGCCCATTTACCAAACGCCAACAGGATCGGCATCATCTTTTCGAGTGCTGGGATTAGGGCTGCGCCGATGTTTTCTTTGGCTTCCGAAATCGCTATTCCGAAACGTTTCATCTGGCCTTCGGCTGTGCCGGCAGCGGTGGCGGTTGCTCCGCCGAATGTTCCGCCAAGCACGTCCATGATTGTGTTCAGATCCGCGCCGTCTTTGATGAGTCCAGCCATCTCTGGGGATAGCGCTTTTAGACCTTTGTAGTTCCCTGCGTATGCCTTGGAAAGCGCATCTGCAACGTCACCTAGTGGTTTGCCGGTCGCTGTGGCTATGTCTTGGGCAAGGGATAAACCCTCTTGTGCTTGTTTAAGGTCTTTGGTACCTCGAGCAAGTGATGCAAGCGCTGGACGAAGTTCATCGTCAGCTGTGCCAGATGCCAGCGACATCTTGCTAATGAAATCCTCGGTCGCTTTAACTTGTGCATCGGTAGCCGATGTCGAGATGGAAAGAGTTCGGGCTAGTTCTGCTTGCGCGGCTTCATCTTCCATTGCGCCTTTAGTGCAGTCAAATAGCGCAGCACCTAATCCTGCAACAGCGAGCGCGGCAGGGACGGCAGCCTTTTTGATAGCGAACTGGGCTTTTTCGCCACTGGTTTTCAGCGACTCAAATTCTTTGACGGCTTTGTCTAATCCTTTGCCGTCGTAGTCGGTGATAATCGGTATGCGGATACTCATGGTGTCACCATATTACGGTTTACTTGCTCCATGACGGTTTCAATTAGTGCGACCATGTTCTGCTCAATGTCCCCGGAATGCGCAACATAGGCAGGCCACATGATGCGCGACGGTGGGCCGAAACGTGTCATCTGTGCCACAAAATTTGATCCTCGAGCGCCTTTGCCTCCAGCCTTCCCTGCCATGTCAATGATCGCAGCTGCCGGATCAGTCTGGGTGATGACGATCGTTCCCTGATTTTTTTTGCTGGTATCGACTTTGACTTTGACACCGCGCTGGGCTTTTAATTGATCGTAAGGAAATTTCACTTTGCCTTTAGGTGCCCACTGGTATTTCATGCCCGACAAAAACTGCATCGGATATCGACCTTTTGCGTCATCTACGGCAGGCGCAGCAACTTCTTTAGCGTCTTTGTTTAATTGTTTGCGATACAAAGGGTCGACGTTGCGTAATTCTTTAATGGCTTCTTTAACGCCATACACTTCTACGCCTGCTGTCGCCGTCATGTTATTTGCCTTTGTTTTGCTTATTTAACACACTAATGACGGTCTGTAGATCGCGCGTGTCAAACGGAATGTCTGGGGGCCACCAACCGGTGCTTACCAATAGCTGGGCTAGTTGGTTTCGGTAGGTGCCCCTTCCGTAGGGTTTGGGTTTGTTTGATCCTTCATGTCAATCTCGACATCGGGATGTTGCTCGAGCCATTGCTGCCATGTTGCCGGCACCTGGTCGCCTGCAAGTTTGCAAAGCATCCACGCCCAGCAAGCCATGTCACCAACGCCGATGCCTTTGCCGTCTGTGACTTTGCGGTTTTCGGTGCGTTCCCATTCAGCGATGACAAACAGGTTGGTGTTCATTTCGCGTACACCGCGACCGTCTTTTAGATCGATGGCGAGTTTAAGTTTCATTTATTGCCTTTCGTGTCGGGCCGAAGTTGGCCTTAAATCAGACTATTGCGACGCTGTATGTTCCACCTTGGAACGTCAGATCAATCGTGTCAAGTTCGCCGAGTGACGCATTGACGATTGGCAACGATTCCAGATATGCGCCAGTGATGGTGAAGATTGGGTTGGTTGCTGATGTTGCAGCCGACGTTGGTTTGATCGTGATGTTGGTGGAGGTTCCGACCAAGCCAGAAAGTGTTGCGTAGGTTTCGGTTGTTGCAAACGAGTTGTACATCGTGAGGGTGACTTCGTTTGCTTGGAGACCGCCAACATAGACGCGAGCAACACCGCCGAATGCAGTCGATTCTAACGCTTCCACCGTTTTGGTAAGGGTGGCTGCGGTGCATTGGTCGGTTAGGTCAACAGCGTTGATCGTCACGAGCGGATTAGAAAGGTAAGTGCTGGTTGCCATATGGGTTACTCCTTAGGTGCTTCTGGTTTTACTTTATGCGCTTTTGCTTCGCTCGCGGTGGATATGAAACCTCCTTCGAGCAATGCGTCCACGTTAATTCCTTCGACTGGAATGAACTCCTCGCCGACGGTGCCGATCTTGTCTGATTCAATTACATATTTGGTCATGATGTTTGCGCCTGTAGTGAGATGGATAATTCGTATGCCGGATACATTGCGCCACCGATCTCAAGTGAAATCGGGTGGCCTTCCGTTACTGCGACATTAGCCCCGAGTAGTAAAGCTGCGGTGGAGAGTAGTGAGCGGAGCGCGTCAAGGTTTGATGGCCCAAGGGAAATGAGTTGAACTGGGAACACCATTTTGACGATGTTTGCATTCCACGCTGTAAACGACGGAGCGCCGAGTAAAGCCGCGTTGGTTCCGGGCAGGATGTTCCGTGGATCTGTAACCACAGAGAGCCCCGTAACAGCGTTCAAGGTCGTTGAGAGATCGTCTATGGCCTCATTGAAAAGGTCGGTATAGGCGGCGACGGTCATGCGATTTGCGGACGGTCAAGGCCACACAGTTGCTTAATGATCGGCGATAAGCCAGTGACCGGTGCGGTTCCCATTTCGTTGAATGACGCGAACACGTCTATGGCTCCGCGTTGACGGTAAAGCATTCCGCCGTACTGGATTGTGCCAAGTTTTACTGCATCGCTAGGTGCGGTCGTAAGACTGTCAAACCATCCGGACTCTTGACGGCGCGTATAAATGAACTGGTTTGCAGCTGCCGCGCACTGGGTCGTAAATGCCTGATCTGCTGCGGTTGCTACCGATATCCCAAGCCATGTCTGAATGTCTGATGCGGTGATCCAAGTACATGTCTGCGTGTAGGTAATTGTGCCCACGAATGATTGGACGCGATCCACGTTTGTACCGGTGCAGGCGTAAAGCACCTGATTCGGATACGGATTTAGTTCGTTGAATTCCAAAAATCCTGTAGTCGAATTAACACCAATGAACTGGTATTCCGGCAACGCAATGATTTGGAATGTTCCACTGAACGGTGCTGCAACGCTCGCCACAGTTATGGATTGACCTACCTCAAATGGTGCAGGTTCGAGCGTTTGCAGTACCGCGTAGTTGTCTGTCAACTGTTTAGAGCTGACGTTGTAGATAGCCATGGCGGTTAGGCCGCCTTTCGACTAAGCGACGGTGATGGACTGGATGAACTGTGAACCAGCTGCGACTGTTGGGCCGTCCTGTGCGAACGTTGCAAAGTAGCCGTAGTAGCTGAATGTGCGAGCCAACAAGTCTGGAACTTCAACGGAGCGCATACCTTGCTGTGCTTCGTAGAATTCGATTGCTGGAGCGTGAACAATGAGCAAGGTTCCCGATGCTGCGTTTCCATCAACTACCAGCTCAAGTCCGAGTGGGTTCATTCCTGACCATGAAGTTGCGTTTCCTGCGCCAAGTGTGTTCTGACCGATGAGGCCCGGTGCACCGATTGCTGGGAACAATGGACGCTTGCTTGAGTCAAGCTGTGCGCCAAGTTTGCTCCATACATCTGGGCTTACGACCATGTGCGTAGGGAACAAGTTGGTGTTCGTTGAAATGTTTACTGCGCAAGCGTAGATCGCGCTCATCAATGATGATGGATCGCCGGCGGTAACAGTCCAGGTGGAACCTGATGCTTGTTTCTGTGCAACTAGGTAGTCGACTGCGATGTTGTCGGTTTCCTTGAGGTACTGACCGGCAAGGTCGTTCAAGATGATGTTCATTGCAGCGGGATCCGTGAAATCCATTGTTTGTTGTGCAATCTGAATCGATCCAGCGACCGTGCTCCGACTGACGGTATTTGCCGAGAGGGTCATCGTCTGCGATGTAACAGCGGTTCCTTGTGTTGACTGAACACCTGCAGCGGTGTGCTGGGTGATCGATGGACGAGTGAACGAAATTCCAGATCCTTGTGGCATTGCACGAGTACCGAATGCGCTAACTACTGGACGCAAGAAGTTGTAGTTCTGGAATACTGGGCCCAAAACTGGAACTGGCAAAAGACCCGGAGTATCGGTTGTCAAATCTTGCGATACTGCTTCGATTGCTGATTGATCGCGACGGGCAGCGTCACGGAATGCTGCGTTTACTTTTGCGAATGTGTCGCCACCGCGGTGCATTGCTGCAAGATATTCCGATGCGCTTGGCATACGGAATTCTTTTTTCGCTTCTGCGAAAACTACTGGGCTGGTTGGAATGGTTGCTTCTACTTGTTCGGACATTGCCGGCTCCTGTTCTTGGACTTCTGTTTCTACAATAACAATTTCTTCTTCTGGTTGGTGGATACTCTCGTCGGGTTCGGACGCTGCGACATCAGTGATGACTGCCCCAGAGAATGCTGGCCTACCGGTGACGAGCGACAGCTCTACCCAGTCGGCGGCAAGGACGCGCATTGTGCCATCGTCTTGCATCTTAAATTTGGTTGGATTTACGCCAACGGAAACGCTGTCAATTACGCCATCAAGCGCAAGCGTCAAGGCTTCTTCGCCAAGTGCGGTTTTGGAAATACGCGCAGAAAACATCATTCCTTCTGGTGTGTCTACGCGCTCGGACACAAGACCAACAGCCTGCTCGCTGTCATGGTTCAGGTAAAGCTTTGGTGCCTTGCCACCTGTTGGCAAAGATCCAGCCTCAAAGATGACTTTTTCGCCTGACGAAACTTGGGCTACTACGCCGTACGGTACGGCTACGCCGGACACGGTGCGTGATGGTACGCCTTCGACTTTTGATGCGTCGAGTGTGAGATCGGTTGAAATTAACTTAAACATGGATTTAGTTTCCCTCATTCATCGGGGTTTGTGGTGGATTCATTGGTGCGTCTGGCATGTCGGATTCTTCTTCTTCGGCGACTTCGATCATTTCGGATAGGTAGTCGTCGATATCAAAGCGGACATATGTGCCGGCTGGAAGACAGCCTGACAGGGTTTGTTCAATGGTGGTCATGTATGAGCGAGCACCGAAAACGTATAGGTCTTGTCGTGCGCCTTGGTTTGATTGGTAACTGTACGAGCCGACCGAGTTGCCGTTCAGGAAGAAAGGCACGTTACAAACGCGAGCCATCTCTTTGGACTGAAATTCCGCAGCTTCTGATAGCAACATTTTTGATGCGTCCACGTCTGTAGGTTGCCAATCCACAAACTGGTTAATCGCTGCAATCTGGTTGCTGCGACGACTGGCCTCAAATGCTTGCGCAAGTTCCGACAATTCTTGACCGCTCAACGGTTCTCCAGAAGTCTGTTTAAGTACGCCGGCAGGCAAAGCGCTAGAGGCGTTGCGCTGACGCGCGGCTTCGAGTGCCAACGATGTGGCGATGGTTTGTGTTGACTGGTAAATGATTCCTTGGTTTACGCCAATGAATTGCACGACATCTTCTGTTGGGATTTGTGCGCCTTGAAAGAAAATTTGGTTTGATTTTCCGTATGCAAATACTGGGCCTGTCATGTCAAGCGTGTTGACCATTGCGGCAGGCAAACGGCTGAATGATGCCGGGTATCCGTCAGCTGTGCGCGATGAGATCCACAGGAATGCGCGACCGAAAAAGAAAAGATCATCAAATAGCCACGACATAAACGCGCCATAAGTGAGTTGTGGGTCTGGTTGCTTAAGCCATGAACGTGGCGCAATTTCTTCTTCGACTTCGTCTTTGGCTACATCATCCCAGTAGCACCGGTACATTTCGAGCGGAGTGTTTGCGATCACTGATGCGATGAGGTCGCGTGAACGGTTAACGGTTGGGACTTGCATTGCGCGGTTACGGGCATCGCCTTCGATGTAAGAGTAGTACTTGCCAATGGATGCTTCACCTGCTACGGAACTAGGTGCATACGTTCCGCCGGCGGCTGCCTTGATTTCTAGGTGCGGTGAAATCGCTGCCTTGGTGACGCGGTTGAAAATACCCATGGTGTAAGTCTGCCAGTTTCTGTTTGTCGGATGGTGGCACTGGGTCGGCCTCATCCGATCCCGACGAAAGGCAAGGTACATCGACCCAGCGCCGATCTGACTTTACACGGAAGAAAAGCCAAGCGCGGGTTTGCCCATCGTTGAGCGTGTCGCAAGTGCAGCTGCCCAAATCATTGTTCGGCAAAGTTCAATCGGGCCCGGTGAACGCTGCGAAGAAACCGCAACAGATCCTTGCGATTTGACTAGCACCGCACGTTGCACATGTTCGGCAAGTTGCTGGGAGCCGTCGTGGCGCAACACTTTTTCCATGATGAGTGATCGCACTGCCGGCGTGAATTTTAAGATCTCGCCGTAGCCGACAATGACTTTGCAATGCTCATGTCGTTGAGGCCACTGAATATCAATGCTTGGACTAATCGCAAATTTGCATCCTTGCGCAGCGAGTTTGTCTACCTCATCCAGCATGGCCTGATATGAGTCCACTACGAAAGCGACAGTGGCGACAAGTTTTTTGTCGGGTAATGATGCGACGCGCAAAGCAAAATAACGGGCATCATCAATACTGGTTTCTATGCCGACCACGCCGCCGTCTGGTATTGGCCCGTCATAAAGTAGCGACGGCCAGAGTCCAGGTGGTAGCCATCCGCGATCCGATGCGACCCAAAGGTTGCAAGATGCGCGTAGGAATTGTGAGCGGTCTGGGTTTTCGGCTTCGGCGCGGATCGTTTCCATTTCGAGTGTGTGCCCTAATGCTGGGTTTCCCCACGACCATGCGGCCTCGGTCAACGGGTCAAGATCCGGTGGTGGCGACCATTCCGCAAAATAGAACGTGGATGGTTCTTGTTTGTCTATTGCGCGGAGGCCTTGCTCACGCCAACGCAACATTGCGCGACTGGATTCATCTCCAGCTGTGCTCACCATCAGCATCATCGGGGAATGTTTTGCGCGTTGCGACGGGATCAAACCGCCATCAATGACAACCGAATTGATGTCCCAAATTTCGTCGGCAATAACTAGATCATTACTTGTGCCGTGACCGGTGGATGGTTTTGCAGCTCGAATATCCCACGTGGAACCGTCCGGCATTTGAACGCGGTTTCGCCCAAAAGTTTTGGTGATCTTTGCCCCATATTTCATTTCAAGTATTGGGCCCAGAACATCAAACAAACTGACCGCCAAATCCAACCGGTTAGCGGTAGAAAGCACCTGCTGTTTCTTGCCTCGAATGATCGGCATCCGCGTTAACCAAAAGCCGACGACAGCTGACAACAAAACCGTCTTACCGTTCTGACGCGCCGTAGAAATAAGCGCATTACGGTGAACCAAATCACCGTTTTCTTTATGAGCAAAGATCCGTTCCGCAACATGCAACTGCCAAGGCATTAACTCAACATCTAAAGCTTCTCTAGCAAAATCCCTAAAGTCGGCGATCCACGTTCCGGCTGATTTGGGGCTCATCGTTTCCAGTCGAGGCTGATCGTGGTTAATCCCTGCCAGTTCTGGCTGGTTCGGGTCAAACGAGAGAGAAAAGAG